CTCCATTATACATGAGTTTGTATCACCAAATTTCATGTAAATTATCGTTTAAGCTCGCCTTAACGAACGGTTTCTCCAATTTAAAGTACTTTGCTTTGGAGTCACCGGCCGCAAAATGGCGCTCAAACGGTAATTTGGTGAGAGCAGTCGAATATCTCGTCTGCTTCTCCCGATAGTCGCGAAGGAGTCCTTCGTACCCCCAGCGACTATTACCTTGGACCACACGCTTGGTCTTCACCTCGCGTCGGAATCGACGTGCTGCTGCCAGCACGCGTGGTCTTCGATAGGATTTCACTCGATCTTCTCCTCTTAGCAATAAGAGGAGGCTCGTACTCTGCCGGAGTTTACCGGCCAGAGACTGCACAGATTGTGAACCCTCCTGCGGCTCAGCCGTAAGGTTATCGAGAATTTTCTCGAATGCCTTGGTCTCATAGTAGCTCTCCCTACGGATATCCGTGGGTGGTACAATGCTAAGTCCCCCGCCAAAGAGCAATCGCTTCAATGGCATCTGGGAGACATAGCTCCTCCACTGAGGGGCACAGACTAACGAGGTCTTTAGTCCGCCCTTCAGTCGAATTCCACCAAGACCGGGATCAGCCCCTAAGGGCAATCCCAGCTTGGTGGCGAGGGACCACTCACGCCTAAACCGCGTCTTTCTCCAAAGGCCCCCGCGTGCACACTCGATTGCTCGAATGCACAACGGCAGTGAATACCAATCCACTGTTCCTTTGGAGCCACCGGAGGGAGCTACCCATGAGCTTAAAAGGTCGAATTTCTGAGGTTTCCCGCGGAAGTAAGGGACTTCTACGAACAAACCTTTAGAACGGTGGACGAACGACTTCGTGTCCGAAACCACCCCACCCAACGACCTGATGTCCTCTTTCAAGGGCTCAATGGCTCTGCGAGGCAAATAGCCCAGCAAGTCATCTCCACATGTCGCAACCTTCTTACTATTAAGCGCCTGGTTTTCCCAAGCGTACAGGCTGACAAGTGGTAGTAGCGCCCATGATGTGGGATCCCCCATCATAGCGCCACGTTTAGAGATAATGGCGGGTCGAGAATACTCCCTTCCCAATCCAAGATCTCTCGCTCTGTCGTTGATCTTCTGAATCCAGAGATCCACGGCGGCCGAATAGGCCTCCAGAGCGGACATTACCTGCTCATAAGTAACGTCCACCGAAGTTAACATGGGGCCACCCCCTTGTATAACATCTTTCGGTTCTACTTTGTACGTCCACTGCACTGGAGCCACCCCTCCTGACCCCACCGCCAAGACCTTGGGACCAACAGGTACCACCTCATACGTGGGGATCGGTAAAGACCCCCGGTGGACCATGCTGTCAGGCCGG